GCGTTCGTCAATGGCACATCAATAGATTCTTGGACAAACTCTTTGGATTACTCAAATGAAACCATAGAAGTGGGCTCTGCTCATAGTAATCAAAGTTTTACTAACTTTAACTTTGATGGTTACATTGACGATTTACGGATTACCAACGGTGTAGGCCGTTACACTACTGATTTTAATCCGCCAGATGTTCCACACCCAGACATAGCAAGCGACCAGTATTTTTATGCAACTGAACTTCTTGTTTCGGGAAATGGCACAAACGGCAGCACAACATTTACTGATGAAAGCTCTAACGCATTAACAATTACAGCTAATGGTAATGTTCAAGTTGATACAGCCGTTAAGAAATTTGGCACTGGCTCTATAGAGTTTGATGGTACTGGTGATTATCTGACTGTACCAGATGATCCAGCATGGGATTTGAATAGTAGTGATTTCACTATTGAGGCTTGGGTATATCCAACTGCTTCTCCCGCCCAACCAATTATTATTGGGCAATGGACGAGTAGTTATTCTTGGGTGTTGTTGCTTTCCAACGATGGGAACAGATACCTACGAGCATTATTATATAACGGATCATTTAATGACTATGTAAGCACATCTGCTTTGAGCTTAAATTCTTGGAATCATTGTGCTTTTGTTAGAGAAGGCAATACAGTTTCTCTCTACTTAAACGGCACAAGTGTTTATTCAACATCATTTACAGGTAGTGTAGGAGCCTCTACTAGCGCAGTCTCCATAGGAGCTAATTCTGTTGGCGGCTCTCCTTTTCAAGGTTATTTAGATGATGTTCGTGTTACTAAAGGCGTTGCTCGTTATACTTCTGACTTTACTCCGCCACGCATAGAGCATCCTGACTTTGGTGCAACCCGTGAAGCTGTGTCTATTACTGCAAATGCAGATGCACAAATAAGCACTGCACAAAGTAAGTTTGGTGGTTCTAGTGCTTACTTTGATGGCACTGGTGATCGTTTAGAGTCACCGTCACTAGCTGATCTTAGTAGTGGTTCTTGGACGATTGAGGGTTGGTATTATTTTACCACAGACCCGAATAGCGCAACAAAGCTATTATGGTCCTTAAATGATGAAGCAACAAATGGTTACGCCCAACTTATCACCATTTCGGGAACAACTACTTTATCCCTTCAACAACGTGGGACAGGAACATACACAAGCAACGGGACTTATGATTTTAATACTAACACTTGGTATCATATTGCTGCCGTTTGGGACGGGACAAACCAGAAAGTATATGTAGATGGCTCTGAGGTTATATCTTCCACCACAAATGTAATTCAAAATGCTGGTAACGGCCTGACCCTAAATGGTGATGGTGGCGGCTCTTACAATTTTGCAGGATATATAGACGAATTTAGAATTTCTACTATAGCTAGATACACTTCAAGCTTTACGCCACCCACTGCTGCATTTGATAATGACAGCAATACCGTGTTGCTTTTGCATATGGATAATCCTAATAGTTCAACCACGTTTATAGACGATAATGGTCTACTAACATCAACGGAGTAAGATATGTACGTCAAAGTAACAAACGGCTCTATCGATCAATTCCCCTACACGATCTGAGATTTACGCCGCGATAATCCTAATACAAGTTTCCTAAATCAATTCCAAACTCTATTCTTGAGAGTTATGGTGTTTACCGTGTTACTGTTCCAAGCGTTCCTAGCTATAATCCAGCGGTGCAAACATTAGTTACAAACCCACCGACTTTAAATGGTAGTTCTTGGGAAGCAAGTTACACTGTAGAAAATAGACCTCAGAGTGTAGCAGAAGGCGTCATTCGTGAAAGACGCAATAAGCTATTAACTGCAACTGATTGGATGGCGCTTTCAGATGTAACAATGTCAAGCGAGATGGCGACTTATCGTCAAGCACTTAGAGATATTTCATCTCAGTCTGGATTCCCTTACAGTGTGACATGGCCTACCGATCCCTTAGCTCCTTCTTCTGAAAGCAGTTCGACTGCCAGTTCAACGCTAACTACTAGTGAATAATTGTAGGTGAATTATGAGCAAGCAAACAATAGCCAGCGCACATGAAAGAATAGACAGCATTGAGCCAAGAATAATTAAGCTCGAAGCTGAGTTGTCTACGCTTCAACGCAGTGTTCAACGTGTAGAAAATATCTTAATTGGTACGGCTGCATCGGTAATTGGTTTACTAATTACGGTACTAATGAGAATGTAATGATATGCGTTTTGGTCGCAGTATTGTGGGGCCAGAGTTTTTCTTTCGGATTATATAAAGTTTGTGCATATGATTGTGGTCAAGAAAGACCCAGCCATGTTTGGTATGACAGAGCATATATAGCGCGTCCTAATTACAACTGCCCAGCGAGGTTCTATGCAACATGATAGACCCAGTGACCGCAATAGCAGGGGCAACAGCAGCATTTAATTTTCTAAAGAAGGGCGTTCAAGTTGGGCGCGATCTTCAAGACATGGGCAAACAGCTACAAGATTGGGCTGGCTGCATGGCAGAGTTAGATCAGGCTGAAAAGATGGCAGAGAAGCCGCCTTGGTATAAGGCTCTTGGCTCTGGCACTCAGGCTCAGGCTATGGAAGTTTTTTTGGCAAGAAAGAAAGCGCAACAAATGCGTGATGAATTGCGAGAGATCATTAGCCACCCTGCTATTCTTGGCCCTTCGCATTGGCAAGAGTTTCTTAGAATAGAGGCTGAGATTAGAAAGCAAAAGCGAGAGCATGAGTTTCGTCGCATGGAAATTAAGCAAGCTATTATTGAATGGGCTGCTGGTATTCTTTTGTTTATTGTTTTGATGGGCGGTCTTGTTGGATTTGTATGGTTGGCTAATGCTTGATCCTGTTGGTAATCTTCCTTTTGCCGTAGAAGCCCAGAGAAGCCGTGAGAGCATCGAAAACCATCAAGCGCAGCAACAGGTGCAGGTAGAGCATAACCGCGCTCACAAGCTCTCTAAGGCGCTTGAGCGACAACAACTTGATTTAATGCTGAGTTATGATAAGTTTGGCGCGTCCAATAGTGGACTTCAACCTCAAGGCCAGATCGTAGATATGGAGGTCTGACATGGTTCAACTTACAGCAAAATATATTGACAGTCTCAAGATACTTCCGCGTTTAATGATGTTGGCAGTGACCGTCTTAACTTATCAAGCAGTACATTGGTTTATGTCATTGCCTGATCCATCTGTTGCACAATCAGGATTGGTGTCTGTGTGCATGGGTGCGCTTACTGGATGCTTTGGTATCTGGATGGGCAAGGAATCCAAGACGACTGTAACTTCTGACAAGGTTGTTCACGAGGAAAAGTATGACAACCGTTGAGGATTTCATGGTGTACCTGATGGTCAGGGCGCTTGAGTTTCTGCTTAATATTAAGATGAGTTTATATGGAGCGGTGATGGTATGATCCAAGCATTGATAGGACCGATTGCTGAGTTGGCTGGTGGCTGGCTGAAAGGCAAGGCGGATGCAAATGCGGCGGCTGCTAATTTAAAGTTGGTTGAGGCAGAAGCTAAAGCCACCATAATGAAGAACGCTGCTACGAGCGAAAGTGATTGGGAACGCTTGATGGCACAGGGTTCTCAGAATAGTTGGAAGGATGAGTGGCTTACTATCTTATTTTCTATTCCTCTTATTCTTTGTTTCTTGCCATTTGATTGGGCAGATCGTGCTGTGCAGAATGGTTTTGCAGCATTGGAATCCATGCCTGATTGGTATCAGTACACGCTAGGCGTAATTGTTGCTGCAAGCTTTGGCGTTCGATCAGCAACCAAATTTTTCGGAGGGAAGAAATGAGTTATAAATTAGGAAAGCGGAGCCAACAAAAACTAGAAGGTGTTGATGAACGGATGGCGGCTGTTGTTCGTTATGCTATTTCTGTGACCAAGCAAGACTTCTCTGTGATCTGTGGGCTGAGAACCATCGAAGAGCAGAAGGCATTGGTTGCCAAAGGCGCTAGTCAAACCATGAAAAGCAAACATCTTGACGGATTGGCTGTTGATCTTATGGCGTATGTGGATGGCGGTCGTTGGGAATTAAATTTGTATGACGAGATTGCCGATGCAATGGCTGAAGGTGCAAGGGCTGTTGATGTGCCTGTGCGGTGGGGTGCTGCTTGGTCTGTTCCAAACATTGCTTATTGGGATGGCACTATGGAATCTGCAATGAATGATTACATTGACACTAGACGCGGACAGGGGCGGAGACCTTTTATCGACGCCCCGCATTTTGAGCTAATGATTTAACTTGCACTTAGATGTGCAGATGCTATTAAGATTCTTGGGGGTGTCGGTCCCGACTGGCATCCTCACGATACTTTCTCACAGTGCTATCGCTAAGACCTAAGAAGATAGCGGTTGATGTTATGCACCAGCCTTTGCTTTGAAAGTATTTAATGTCTTCTATTTCTTCTTTGCTTAGACTGCTGTTGCGCCAGCCTTCGCCTTGTGTGGGCGCGGCTGTCGCCTTTGGCTTTGGCTTTGGCTCTATGAATTTGCTGTCTGGTTTGCCACCCCACTTTTCTCTGTATCTTTTATTTACTTGCTTTGCATCAGCAAGCATTGCTTGAATCATTTGCTCTTCAGTCATTCTTTTCACTTTCTGTTTGACTATACAATTGCGTAGTGTAGCAATGAATTTGTTGGTCAACTTCCCAGAAAAACTCGGTCAAGTCATATTCTCTTTCAGTGAATTGTTTGTTGCGCTGGTGCCATCTGTTGACAATGCCTTCAAGGGTGTCAACTGCTTGCTTCATGTCGCGAAAGGTCATTAGGTCTTTATTGAATGGAAGGTGTATTTTCTTAGTCATTTTGTGTCTCCAAAAAAAAGGACGCAGCCGAAGCTGCGCCAGTCAG